CAAACCTAGTGGTAGCTCCATTAATTGTTCTTTTAACAATCATATAAACTGTATCTTCATCAAGATCACCAGGAACGATTGCTAAACTTTCAACCTCAGCTATTCCTTCGTTTGTTGTTGTTAACCTGGTTGTGTCTGTCGATACACACTTTAAAAACCCAGTTCCATTATGATTAGTTTCATTAATCGTTACAATCGCAGCGGCTGGATTGGCCACAGTAAAATCTGAGTGAGCATTAATCCTAGTAAAAATATTGTCAGCAGTAGTGTTATTAGATTCATTAGGTCTGAACCCAAGTGTCGTATCTGCAGGAGCAGATCCGCCTGCGGCTTCTGAAGTAAAGGTAACAGTCGTTCCATCAGATTTAGTAAAAATTAAAGTAGTGCCTATTGCTATATTAGCGTAATCGCTAACTGTAACTGTGCATTGCCCAAATCGGCCAGCGAGCGTGTGCAAGTGCCAGGCAACAACTTGTTCTTCTCGTCTATACGTCATCCCGGCAAGCTTGCCATTATTTAATACGCACCACACCACATTGTCTGGTTCTTGCTGCAAAGCAAATTCTTTTATTCCGCTTTCCGTTATATCCTCTGCAAGCACAGTCATATCTGGTGCTGTGTAACTATCAGCATCATAATTATAACTCAGCTCTCTAATTTTTCTTAAAGCCCTTTGAACAAATAACGTTACGTTCCCGCTTTGAACTGGCTGAATATCAGCCGATCCATAGGTTGTTTGTCTTTTAATAGCGGTGTTTGTTGGGCTAAGTGGCTCTGGAGATCCAGAAGCGCTAACCACATATTCACCGCCAGACGTTCCAACAACTAAACTTCTAGCCGCAACCAGGTATCGAATAACATTAACTTGGTTAGATCCAATCGTATACGTTAAAGAGTCACCACTATTAACCCCATCAGCAAAGTCTGTAAAATCTCCACTTACTGAAAAGAATATAGTCTGTGGTTGAGCTGCTGTATTTGCAAAAACTAACCTTTCTTCAAAAAAAGTAACGCAGGCTGGATAGCCGGTGGTTGTTGAAAAAGCTCCAAATGACCACTTTGTTGACGCAGCTAGGACCGCAACTATAGTTACATCTTCACCAGCCGCTTCATTTACAAGGTCAACGCTTGGAGCGAATAAGATTGTATCGGCTGTCACCTGGACAATTAATTTATTTGTTACATTATTACCGGATGTGCCTGCTCCAGTTATTGTTAAATTTTGACCGACCTTAAAACCCTGGACAACAAATTGACCAGCGCTATCTGTAATTCTATCGTTATGTTCAAGAGCAGTATCACCTGGATCACCTTCGGCAAATGCGATTGTATCAACTGCGTAACTTGGCAACAGCTCAACTCGGCCATCCTGGTTTTCTTTTACAGCCGCAACAACGACTGTTGCACTTGTGATAGAAGATATCTTAGCATAGCCTTCGTGAAGCTTTAATAGTCTCCCAACATCACCAGCAACAAATAAACTGGCTGAAGCTGTAATTGTCGCATTACCACTTCTTGCATTACTTACTAAAGTTATGGCAGTCGTGTTCTCATCCTGCATAGGACCACGCCTAAAATCGACTTCACCAATAGTCCAGGCTGTGTGACTAGTTCTATTAATAACCCTAGGAGCATAATCTGGATGAACCAGGTACATAACATCTGCACTTTGTGTAAACTTGATAGCTGCTAAATCAGCAGTACCATAAGGGGTTGTTACTTCTACTGCAGATCCGCCAGATGTAACCTGGCCACCATCTTTATATATTCTAAAATAAGTGTTTCCAAATTCTAAAACATAAGTTTGTGTGACTGAAAATTCAAAGGGTATTAGTCTTGTTGCGTTAGCCGCTGTCTTAACAGCCGCTATAAATTTAGTACCAGGCCTTCTTGATGCACCCCCATGAGGATGAATAACAAAGTTCTCTAACCTTGAGCAGCCATTAAAATATTTTGTTACATCAGTTCTTCCATCCAGCCTAGGGGATAACTGCCCTGCTGTGAAGTTGGTAAAAGCATAACTAGCCTTAGCCATCTTAGAACCTCGAATTAATAAAAGTTGCTGTTGCTACACCAGCGTTTTGAGTATCAGTAATAATATTACCAGGGCTTCCTTCTGTCGCATCAACAAACCTAGATTCAATTAGCTTTTTCTCGTAACTAGCTTTCATCTGCGTTGCCAGGGTAATTGATCCAATTAAAGGATAGGCTAAAGAAGCAGCTAAAGCCGCTGATATAGTTTCCGTTAAACCAAAATCATATTGGTTTGCATCTAATATTCGAGCCACATAGATTAAATTGACTGTGGATTCATTTGTTAATATCTTCCGCCCTTCAACTTTAAAAAGAAAGTCAGCGGTTTCTAAGGTTAAAACCCTTAAACAATAGGGATCGGTGGGCAATGTGTATTGGTAAGTGTATTCAAAAGCTGGTGCTACTGTATCAGCGGCTAAAGATGCTCTGTTAATAAGACAGTTCCAAGGATGGAATCTAAAAACAGTATCTCTAATAGAGTCATACCTTTGATTGCATAACCTGGCTGCTTTACTATCTTCTGTTAAAGAAACGATAGAACTAGCGCCTAGATCAACTAAAGCGTTATTACATATATCCACAACTGATGGCATTTTAAATTCCTAATAAAAAAGGCAGCATAATTTTTATGCTGCCTTATATTTAGTTTTTTAGTTTACGACATACTCTATGATAAACGACATAGTTCCAGCAGTACCACCAGTTGCAGCAAACGTTGCTGAAACGTAATAAAGACCGCCTGGGTCATCCACACCAGCCATCTCAAAGACTTTTAAACCAGTCGTTTCGATAGCAGCCGCTTCATAACGCAACTCTGTCATTGCGCCCGCATCAGCAACAAGAGATGCAAAGTAATCTTCATCCACGACAACACCAGCTTCTGTATGCAATCCAACGTTGAACGTGCATGATCCGCCAAGGGTGTCCGACCCTATTATGATTGAAGTGATTGTTGCTTGAGATGGGACAGCCGCAAAAAAGATTACATCATTGTCGGTGCTATCACCGGCCAATAATTCCATTGTTCCTTGCGCCACTCTTTTAACACCGCCAAGTAAAGCCGCATCATTCATCACTATTGGACTAGCTGCGGTATTCGTAACTAGAGGTGAGTTTCTTGTAGTCATATCTTAGCCCTCCTAAGCTGATTCATCACAAAGGACAGAAACCACTTTAGCTTCTTCCATTCGTGTTGCACCAAATGTTGAACAATAAAAGACTTGAGTTGAATAGCTTTTGTCAGCTCTTTCATCAATCTTCGCCATAACGTCTTTACCTACGCCAAGTTTAATTCCATCTTCTGCCCAGGCAAAACAAGTTCTGATGTTTGAAGCAACAGCTAGTCTTGTGGACATGATGAATTTAAATCCTAGGAAAGTATCAACTTCACCTTGAACAAGCGCTTTTATATTAGAGAAATCAGAGCTTGTTACTGAAGTCACTCCTAATAAAGCTTCAACTTGAGCTGGCGCAACTGCAATATACCTTTGAATAGATGGGTCAACAGAACCATTATCTAAGATTTTCTTTGCCTGGATTAACTTAGCTACTGATAAATCAGCAGATCCATGAGCAATGATATTGCCAGAAACCATATCAGTTGATGTTCCACCACTAGAACCAGTCAAAGACGTTCCAGTAGCCGCTGAGATAATTGCGTCATCCATAGATCTTCCCATTGCAGCAGCCGCTGCTTGAGCGTAAACACTAGTTGGATCAGCTAACATTCTTACTTTATCAGCGTCATCAATAAGATCTGCCCATTCATATGTATCTAAAGAAACCATACGTCTGCTATGGGGTGTATCTTGGATTAACGTGTCTTGGTGTCGGCTTGCTCTTTTTACAGCAGCTAAACTTCCGACTTGATCGAAAAATGCTTTCTCACCAGTTACTGATTCTTCTGAAACAGCGCCACGCAGCAAACTTGTTTTTTGCTGAGATAGTAGCTGTACGTTAGAACTAAACTGATTTACGAAAGCGGTTGTTATTTGTGAACTCATATCACTTCTCCGTTTTGTAAAATTAAGGTTTAAATTTAAAAGGCTACCTACAAGACTGCAGACCTGGATATATATTATGCGAGGGCGTTAGCTTATCCCGACTTAGGTTTTGTTACAGTTTTCAATGGAAGGACCTTCCCAGGCTTATCTTCATTTGAACACCACTTCAAATACGTTTCAGCTCTTTCCAAAGGATTATCAATTATCCTTCCAGATCCAGTTTCAAGCACTAATCTTAAAACCTCTAGCCTAAATTCTTTATCTTCATTGCTAATCATTGGTTAATTGCTCCGCTATTCTAAGAGATTCTTGAACATACCAGTCGTGTTCTGGGTGTTTTCTGTCCCAAAAAGGTCCTTCTGGTCTGCGAACATCTCTAAGTTTTGCGTTTAATTCTTCATTTGTTGGCGCACCGCTCATCTTTGTGCCAGCAAGTGTGTCCTCGCCAACCTTTTCTTTTAGGAATCTTCCTAACTTAGACATCATTCTTATAACATCTGGGTTATCTCCGAATAAAGAACCATCTTCCATCTTTAAACTTACAATATCATCTGTTCCAAACTCTGATAAAACTCCATTACCCAGGGCAATGTTGTCATCAAATGCAGCTCCCATTTCTTTTTTAAGGTTATCAACTGTCTGTTGTTGCTTTATTACCATAGCGTTTGGATCTGGAGCTTCTTGAGCTGTGGTATCATTAAACCAATTCAATAGACCTTGCGCCTGCTTTGGCTGCAGCCCAAGTTTATGAGCGACATCTTTAAAGCCAGTCATCATTTCTACATTTTCAGCCTGGCCTTCTGCTATTTTATTTTCTAGCACATAACCAGAACTTTCAGCAGGCCTTCCCATTTTATCATAAACTGCGCTCCAATCATCATCAGTCGCATATTTACCAGGGATCGCTACCTTGTCAGCTCCAATCATAGATTGTGCATTGACAAAGGATTTTGCTAATGATCCTACATCAGTAATTGTTTCTAGGCTTTTATGCCCTCTAATTTCTTCTGGAATTGCTGTGCGCCAATCATTTGTTGGCTCGACAGACGTTGCTTGTCCGGCATCAACCGGAGCATCCGCTACCTGTTCTTCACTCATATTTCCGCCACTTCCTCTCTTTTGATTTCATCCTGCAGCATGGATTGTAAAAATAAAATTACTGTGCGCTGCCCTTCACAATATGCCATTTCATTTGACTCATTTGAAAACGTAGTACCTTTAATAAAATACCTTCGTTCCAGATCCGCCATAACCTTCACGCCATCATTTGACTTTAAGATAGTCTTATAGGATTGCCTTAAATCAACCTGGTCCATTATTCGATAGCTTTCAACATAGGAGCTGCATTGCCGGCCGCTTCTGCGGTTTGCATCATCTGCTGCTGCTCTGCTTGTTGCTGTTGTTGTTGTTGTCTCTGTTCTCTTACCTGGGCAACTTCTTCATCACCTTTAATCACAGAAGCTGGGATAGAAAGAACTTTAATCATTTCTTTAGCCATGCCATCCGTATCTAAGTGATCTAATATAGAAGGATCAATCTGAGCAAATGGAGATAACATTTCTAAAAATCTCATCATAGATTGGACATCACCCTGGCGCTGGGCTTTTGCTAATGGTGAAACGTATTCAATCTCAATATCACTACTCCTCATAAACTCTGGAGCGGCATCAAATGCTTTTTGTCTTGAAAGTAAATTATAGGTTCTGGTTATAAGTGGTTGTAATAACTCGAATTGTAGCCTTCCTAAAACTGGGCCAAGCATCCTCATCTTTTCTTCAGACCTTTGAACAACCTCAGTTGCTGTCATTTGTGGCCCTTGTCCAAGAAGTAATTGGTCAACATAGAAAGCCGCTTGGATAGCTTTTCTACGCTGTTCCTCCATGTTAAGGCCAAGAACATTATTAGCGCCAATATTTAATGGCTCAATTCTATCCCTTGTTCCCGATCTATAAAAGTTTAGACCGCCTGGAACTGTACGAACCGGCAGCACAAATCCATCATCCGGAACAAGTAGGGGAGGATCAACTTGCTTTTGCGCTGCTCGGATCGTAGTTTGACTCATAACGTTAATCATTTTTATATCTGGTAAAGCCACCATTGAAGGCGATCTTCCATAACCAACTTCATAAGAACTCTTTAAAAACCTGGGTACGCAGTAAGGAAATTCATCAAATCCACTTTCTGATAAGACAGTTTTCCCTTCTGGATCTAAATAAACAGAAGCTACTGGCTTATTACCAGCGTCTATTTTTGTTATATCTCGTTCATCCCTCTTAAAAACAGCGTGAATTAACGTAATCATTTCGTAAGGGTTCTCAGATTCCCTCTTTAAAATCTTCTGTGACATGTTTTCCACGCCAAATTTATTGACAACTGCCCTAGCTGGCATCTTAAATTTTCTAAAAACTGTATCAACTCGGCCATTATCATCTTCTGAAACGTAACATTCCGATATATGCCTGGCTGAAAACCTAATTTGGAAGTCATCATCACGCTCTATAAACAGAACACCAGTACCAAAAGTGATTAAATCGTGGTATAATTCATGGATCTGCTCAGCAAAGTTAGACCTGGCGAACGCCTGGTACATAACATCTTCAACAGTTCCTAACCATTCTTTAGCTTCATCACTAGATTCCAGCTCTCGATCTCTAAACCTAAGAGAAAACCATTTAGTTGACATATTTGTAAGCATCCCATGAAGGGAAGCGCTTAAAAGTTCAGCCGCTAATGGAGCTGTTGTGTCAAACATAAGCTCGGTGTTCTTATCACCAGGGGATCTTTTCTTAGTTATATCGGCTTTCCTGGTAACAACGTAGTCACCTATTTCTTGCCAATGACTTTCCCAGGTAGCTCTTTGGGTTTCCAGACTACCTAACCTTTTTAAAAGGAGGTGAGCTGTTGAATCAATCTCTGCCATTTATCCTAAAGTTCCTTTAAGTCCTGGTTTTAAAATCGTTGTTAATTG